GACTGAATCAATGTACTTGTATCCAATTGAGTGGCCTCCTAGTTTTCTTCTTTTTGGAATACTACAGAATAAAACCATTCGTCTAGTTCGGCCTGCTTCTTTGCTTGTTCTTCATGCCATTCTTTTCCATGACGATAGACCGGCGCCAAACTAACGACGCCTCGGAATCCTCTAGCGTCACGCGGACCGCGCCAACGATCCGCGGAAGTGCCGACGCTGGTCTAGAAATTGTAATTCATAACGTTGTCAATTGATATTCGGCATCCGGTAATGTCAAATATATCTGTTTCGCTATATCCTATTTTGTAAAGGTCTTTAGCAATAGCTTCAAATGAATCGTATAATCCTAGAAGTTTGTAATATGGCTTGCGGTCTTGTCCGTAATACTTTTGTGGAAATTCTTCATATGATAAAAATGTAGTTCCGTTTGCGTTTAGATATGCGTGTATCATTTTTGATTACCTCTCTTTAGTTTTCGTTTTCTCTTTTTTCCATTTCCTGCTGAATTTCTTCTTCCGGTTTAGTGAACGGATCTAATATTTGCTCGATAAGCAAAGTATTGAATTCAGTTTGATATTTGCTAGCTTGTTTTTGATCTAGGAATTCAATCCATCCGTTACTGTTGTATCTGAAAAATTCGTGATAACGTTCTAAAGTGTTAGTTAGTAGATAAGCAATTTCTGATGGCTTCATAGATTCATGTAATTCATCAAATTCATCAATAGAGTAAATACGTAAAGACTCGTTACATTCATATAATTCATCTGTTACTTGTTCAATGTCGATAGCTGCTAGTGCTTGAATTGCTTCAATGCTAAAAAGTTCTTCAGTATAAAGTAATGTAACTAGCGCGTCATCTTTATTGCAAACGTGACGAAATAACTGAATTCCTGAGATCTGATAATTGTCTTCTTCAATCAGTTTACGGATTGATTGGATGCTTTCCATTTCTTCAATGTTGCTAAACGTTTCGACTGATGCGCCGCTTGCGGTGGTCTTTGATAAAATTACTGAAAGTTTCATGATGAAACACTCCTTTTAATAAATATTTTTTATGGAAGGTTTCGGCCGCTTTGCTTTATCAACTTAGCTTGCTTGCTGCTTCCTAACTTGTGGCTCAAGTGTATCGATAAAGCGGCATAAAGTCAATGGTATCAACGATCTAGAAGGTTAGAGAAGATTAAAAGCAATGAATCAACGTGTAAAACGAGCGACAAACGTTGATACAAAGAGTTTTCACTGAAAATGAACGAATGTGAAAAGCGGCTGAACGGATCACGTCAAAATAGCTAACAAACGTTGATATAACAAGCTTTTATAGTGTTTTCAAGGGGTACCCCGTCGAAAATCACGGCGAAAGTGATCATGGAGACCGCTCCCCACTCAACTCCGCACAAAATTCCCTTTTCAGCATTTTTTTATCGGGGTAAATATAGCTAAAATAGTATATTATAACACTGCAATACGATTATATTTAATAAAAGGAAAGGTGGTGGTTTAATGGCAAGAACGAAAATGCCGTCTAAGCTTGCAAAAGAGGGTAGCGCAAAGCACTTCACTAAAGCTGAACTGGCAGAACGTGAAGCGGAAGAAGTTGCAATGTCTTGTGAGGACATTAAACCTAGCAATTTCCTTCCGGAAGCCTTGCATGATAGGTTCTTCTGGATTGTCGAACAGTTCAAGGAGTACGGCATCTTATCGAACGTTGATGGTGATGCACTCAGCATGTATCTGATTGCTGTTGATGGCTATCGTAAGTCAACTATCGAGCTTCGTAAAATGGGTGTGGCCAACAAGAAGTACCTTCCAGTACTGAAGGTTCAAAAAGAGTACTTCTCTCAAGCTACTATCCTTGCTAAGGAACTTGGATTGACGATGGTTAGTCGAAGCAAGTTGAAACGCAAGGAAGAAGACAAGAAAGAACCACTTACTGAAGAACAGATTCTCTTTGGTGGTGATTTGTAGTGAAGTTCGATAATGAAGTTGCATTACTTAAAGAACAGGTCATGCAATATGCTAATGACTCTCTGGATGGGACCATAAGACAGTGTGTTGCCATGAAGTGGAGTATGAAACGATTTCTAAAAGATGTCGAAAGGGCAGAAACCGATGAGGACTGTCCTTTTTATATTGAATGGAATGAGTTATTCAGATTCTACCGATGGGCTAAGTTGTTTAAGCATACTAAAGGGGTGCTAGCAGGGCAGCCAATTGAACTTCATGTATCACAACTGTGGGAAGCATGTAATATCTTCTGCTTCAAAAACAAGGCAGATGGTGCTAGACGCTTCCGTAAAGTCTATATTCAGAAAGCCCGTAAGAATGCCAAGACTCAGTTTTTGGCAATCGTATCAAGCTATATTGCGTCCTTGTCTAACGAAATGGAAGAAATCTACATTGCTGGGTGGATTAAGGACCAATCGGATCTGTGTTACAACGAGATTGTTAACCAGATTCATGGCGCTGATTTATTGAAAGGTAAGTTTAGAGAAGCTTACAAGAAACTTACGTTTAGTAAGAACGGCTCAGTTATTAAGGCGCTATCTCGTGAAGCAAGAAAACGTGGTGATGGTACTAACCCTAGTGTTGGTATTATCGACGAGTACGGAACTGCTCACGAAACAAATGAGATTGTGGATGGTATTGAGACAGGGTTTGTATCTCGATTTCAACCACTGCTGGCATACATTACAACTGCAGGGTTTGACTTATCTTATCCTTGCTATTCCTTCTATGGTTACTGTAAGGACATTATCAATCCTGAAACTGATACTGAGAACGACACGATATTTGTAGCCATCTATGAATTGGACCAAGGCGATGATGTCAAGGACGAATCTAACTGGATAAAGGCCAATCCGATTGTTGCTACTTATCCAAAGGGCCTTGAATATTTACGTAACCAACTGAAAGAAGCACTGGATCAACCTGAAAAGATGCGTTCGTTTATGACTAAGAATATGGACGTATGGGTAGACCAAAAAGAAACTGGCTTCTTGAAGATGAATAAATGGAATGAGCGAGTAGTTGATGATGAATATATCAAAGACTTCCTGCAAGGTGCTTCTGTCTACTATGGTATTGACTTGTCTTCTAAGGTCGATTTGACCTCGTTAGGATGGGTTGCTGTAAAAGAAGGGCGCTATGTATGCGGTCAGTTGTCCTATATGCCAAGCAATACGTTCAATGAGCGGATGAGTCGGGATAGAATACGGTTTGACTTGTTCGAGGAACGCGGTGAATTGACGTTAACTGATGGTGATGTAGTTGATTATGCCTACTTGAAGGAAGATTTGATGCGGCTATCCGCTATGTATGGTTGTAAAAGCGTTGGTGTCGATATGTGGAACGGTACTTACTTCTTCACTGAGCTGGCATCAGAAGGTGTAGAGATTGTTGAAGTTAAACAGACGATTGTTGGGCTAACTGAGGCTACTAAGGGCTTCCGAGACGCTCTGTACTCCGGAAAACTGCACCATGCGGACGATAGACTGCTTAAATGGGCTGCTAGCAACGCCGTTGTGGACGAGGATAGCAACCAAAACATTAAGATAAGCAAGAAAAAATCACGGGATAAGATTGACCCGTTGGCTGCTATTATCAACGCCTTCTCATTGGCGATGTATGACAGTCAAAACTTCAATCTCAATGACTATGTTATGTCTGGTAAATTCTCATTCTAGGAGGTGGAATATGGTTATACTTGCTGAATTACTGATGCTTATTGGCACTGCCTTCCTGGTATTAGTTGGGTTCATGCTGCATAAGATAGTTGGCTATCTTGTCTTGGGCCTAGCATTGATAATTTGGGGATTGATATTGCTAAAATTGGCTAGTTTAATGCCTTCAAACAGACGAGAAAGGGGGTGAATAAATGCTAGAGAAGCTGTTTAGTTCGCGTTCGATGGGTAGAGAACCAACAAATATCCTGTCTATGGAGCTGGAAAAGAAATGGGGTTCTCTGTTTCAAATCTTCGGCCAAAATAATGTGAAGGCATTGCAAGCAGAATCAAACACTGCGCTATTGTTCGATACGGTATACGCATGTATTAACGTATTGAGTGATGACATTGCTAAGCTTCCGTTCAAGTGTTATCGGTCAGAAGACCGTAACATACAGGTTGTGACTGATTCTTATGCCCATAAGTTGCTAAGGTTGCAGCCTAACCGGTATATGAACCCATTCAACTTCATTAAACTGATGATGACGGATGTTTGTACCTATGGTAACTTCTACGCCTATATCAAGCTTGGAAAAGATGGTAAGCCAGAGGAATTACTGCCAATGAAGGCTAGTCTAACGCGTCCGATGATATCGACTGACGGTGAATTGTTCTATCAGACTACTTACATGGGCAAACCAGTGGCCCTATATCCATCTGAAGTTATCCACATTAAGGGGATGTCTAAGAATGGTATTGAGGGGCTATCTCCAATTGCCAGTGTAAGGGTCCAATTAGAAAGCAATGATGCGGCAGCTAGATACAATCGTGAATTAATTGAGGGTGGCGGTTCTCCTCAGGGCATCTTAAAGGCATCTGGACAAGTAACTCCTGAAGCTAAAGATCTTATGCGCGAGGAGTGGCGAAAGGTAAATGAGGGTCAACCAATCGGTATCATTGATTCCGGTTTGGATTATCAGCAGATTGGTATTAGCCAGGCTGATATGCAATGGTTAGACGCTCAGAAGTACAACGCGCAACGAATTGCGGCCATCTTCAAGGTGCCGCTTCATAAGATTAACGACTTGGGCAATGCTACTTACACTAACATTGAGCACCAATCGTTGGACTATGTGAAGAATACCTTGCAACCTTGGGTAACTCAGATTGAATCAGAATTCAACTTGAAGCTATTCACTGACGAATACCGGACCAAAGGCTACTATGTCAAATTCAATATGGATAGCGAATTGCGCGGTGATAGTGAAGCACGGGCTAAGGTACATGCTATTAACATGCAATACGGTATCAATACGATCAACGAAGTCCGAGCGATGAATGAATTACCTCCTTATGAATTGGATGTTGCCGATTCTCCATTCATGACGCTTAACTTGGCTCCTGCTAAGAATATTGAAGCTTACCAGAATAACAAGTTTGGCGAAGCTCTGAATGGCAAAGGGAAAGGAGGTGATGATATTGAAGAACAAAAAGCATGATGTTCGTACTTATGGTGAAGTCGCTGAGGTTAGAACGCTTGAATCTGGCGGGACTAATATTGTAAGTGGCTATGCTTTGAAGTTTGACACGCTTAGTCATGATTTTGGCTATGGTGATGATCATGTCTATGAAACCTTAGACAAACGGTGCTTAGATGAAGCCGATATGTCTAATACGGTTGCATTGATTAACCATGATGCCAACTTGTTGCTAGGGAGAGCTGGATTCAACTTAGAACTAAGGGTGGACAACATTGGTCTGTACTTTGAAGTTAGCCCTACTGATACAAGTTACGCTAAGGATCTGATTGCGAATATGAGAAGTGGCATTATTGCTAAATGCAGCTTTGCTTTCGTACCTGACCCTAAGTCCATTGAGTGGTCTAAGCGTGAAGATGGAAGTTACTTACGCACCATCAAGAAGATCAAGCAACTGTATGATGTATCTGTGGTGACCTATCCGGCCTATGAAGATACTGAAAGTGTCGTGTCTCAAAGAAGTTTTGAAGACTTCCAGGCGGAAGAACAAGAAAACAATCAACGTGATGTAGAAGTCCGTGAACAGGAAATCGAAATCATGAAGATGTATATGCAACAAGCTGGCGTATAGCCGGCTATTTTTATGCCAAAAATTAAATCAAAGGAGTAATACTATGACTTTACGAGAATTATTTGAGTTATTGCAATCTAAGCGGAGTCAATTTGAAACTCTGTCAAAAGAAGCTAATCCTAACATGGAAGAATTGCGTTCATTAAACCAAGAAATCTTGGACTTAAACGAACGTATTAAATTGATGGAAGAACAACGGAATTTACATGTTCCTGACGCTACAATTGGGGTTCCTGAAAAGACTGCTGAACCTGAAGCTTCTTCAGAAGTTCGTTCCCTGTCTGACGAAGAATTAGATAAGGAATATGAGGGTGCATTCATTCGCTCGTTCCGCCGTCAAAAGTTGAGCCAACGTGACATGGAACTCTACTACGAAATGGAGAAACGTGCTAGCATGGCGCCTACTGTGGGGCACTTTGAATCTAGCGTTGATGCAAATGGCGGGTTCATTGTTCCTAAAGCTGTGTCTACCATGATTCAAGAGTACAAACGCCAAGGGCAATATGACTTGAGTCAATTAGTAGATGTGGTCTTCACTTCTGTGGTGACTGGTACTTTTACCTACGAAAAATTAGCAGAAATCACACCGTTCGCCAATATCAGCCAATGGGATGAAGTTCCAGAAGTTGAACCTGGCAAATTTGAAACTAAGACATATACTATCAAAGATTACGGTGGCATCTTGCCAATTCCTCGTACCTTATTACAAGATACGGACCAAAACTTGATGACTTATGTTGCTCGATTCATTGCTAAAAAATCTATTGCTACTCGTAACAAGAAGATTCTTGATGTGCTTACCGCAACTTACACTGGTGTTAAAGTTGCCTTGGCTGACATTAAGGCTATCAAGAAAGTTATCAACGTAACCTTGGACGCTGCATTCTTGCCAACGGCTAAGATCATCACTAACCAAGATGGTTTTGACTTCTTGGATAGCTTGGAAGACAAGAACGGTCATGGCTACATTGAAGACGATGTAAAAGACCATACTAAGAAACGCCTTAAAGGGTTGGAAATTGTGGTGTTACCTAATGGGACACTTAAGACCAACACTAAGAAGGTTCCGGTCTTCATCGGTGATTCTAAAGAAGCGTTGCGCTTGTATGACCGTGGCGTGTACGAAGTGGCAACTACTGACATTGGGGGCAAGGCGTTCTTGCGTAACAGTACTGATGTCCGCGTAATTGACCGATTCGATGTTATCTCATTGGATAAGGACGCATTGATTGCCTGCGAAATCACCTTACCATAGTAGCGGAGGTGCCTAGATGGAAGCCTTAGAAACTGTGGAAGTTCAGAAGGAATTCAACCCCTTTACCGATTACTTGGTAGAGGGGTCTGAAATTGCGGATGAGCAACGATATGATCCTGACGAAATTCCAACGATTAAAGCCTATATCCTGGGTGCCCAGGCACTCCTGGTTGGTGCTGGGGCGTTCCATAAGGATAATCCGATGACTGGTACGGTCATCCGCTTGATTGTTGGCCACTGGCTAGAGAATCGTGATTCATTAGGTGAAGAACACCGTAACGCGGATTATCTTCCGCGTGCACTGGTGGGCCTTATCAATACGTTGCGGTTTCTACCTAAGAAGGCGGTGAAGTCGGATGAAGAAGGCCAAAGCTAGTGATATGCGCCATAAGGTGAAAGTTCTTGAACAAGTGAATGAGTTTGACCCAGAAACGGGTCAATCTATCTTCACTTGGAAAGAGGTGTTTTCACTATGGTGTCGCGAAATCACCATATTCCGTGAACAGTTGGAAACGATAGTTTCTGGTGGGCAGATACTGCGTGACCGATTGGAATTTGAGTGTCGCTATACTACTAAGCTGACGAGTGCTCATCGTGTTGAATATCGAGGGAAGATGTACCAGGTATCTATTGTTGGGGACACTTCAGGATTATCTGACCGGATAAGATTCCTTGCTGAAGCATTGGAAGATGGGGGTGCTCGATAATGTCTGGTTATGCTTTTGACTTAAAGGGGTTAGAACAAACCATTGCAAACTTAGATACTACGGTCCGTAAGGTTGGGGATGGTGCAAACCATGTCCTAAGAGAAGGGGCTGAGATCTATAAGAGTGCATTGGTGAATAATACGCCATTAGGTCCCGGTATTCGCTATGGGCATGCACGAGACCATGTAAAGGTTGGGAATGTACGGACTGACAAGACGATGCACAAGTCTGTTAAGGCCGGTTACGATTCTAACGTTGCGTGGCGCATGTACTTTGTCAACGATGGTACCTATTCAAAGGGTAATCCTACTGGTATTCGCCCACGAAGAATCGTTGAGAGAACGATTAGTGCAACTGGACCATCAATTGAACGAACGTTGGCGGATGGTATTAGGTCATTGATTGGAGGTGGCGTATGAATATTGAACGTCTGATTCAATATAAGCTGCTTAACTCTCCTGAGATTGTCAACTTGGTTGGCCGTGATACAGGCGGTGTGCCGTTGATTCGGGCCAATTCAAATGTGAGTGGCTTATATCCATCTATTGTCTACCATGAAATAGCAGGTGCTGGTCGTTCTGGTGCAGATGATGATGTAGAAATGTATCGTCATACCTTTGAACTAACATATTACTGCGATGACATGGAATATACGGAAATTAGGGATCATATCCTTAAGGCTCTGTATGAAATTGGGTTTAGTCAGATTCATGTCTATACTCAACGAAACTCATTTACTAACTTGATTCACTGGACCGTCCATGTACGGACTGTCTTAAGTCGAGAACTCTATGAATTCTACATGCACCGAGAAAAGGTTTTATACGATGCCACTTATTACAAGGGTTATAAATTCCCTATCGGTAAGTTTGGAACAAAGAAATCTAAAGTATTGAGTGAACAGTAGTCACTATTACATAAAGAAAGAAGGAACTTTACATGCCAAAACGTATTGGGTTAAAGAAATTTGCTGTTGCTGTCTTAAAGAAAGACACTGCTGAAGCATTGGAGTACCACAAAATCTTGCAATTAGCTAAAAACATTAAGGTTGATATTAAACCTAAGACTGCTGAAGGTAAGTTGTATGCTGATGACTCATTAGATGAATCTAACTCATCTGTAACTGGGTATGATTTATCATTTGAAATCAACCAATTGGAATTAGAAGACCAAGCACTTCTATTGGGTAACAAGATTGACGAGAACGGGATGATTGCGGTCGGCCCTGATGATCAAGCGCCATGGGTTGCTGTCTTATTCGAGGCTCCTCGTTCAGATGGCTCAACAGAATACCGTGTTCTTAACAAGGTCAAATTCATGTTGCCTGACGAAACTTACGAGACTCGTGGCGAAAACCTCAACTATCAAACACCTAAGATTACTGCGGTATCTGCTTTGTGTGAACACACTGCTAGCTATGGGCAACAAGTAGTAGGTAACGACAACAACAAGGATGTTGTTGACAACTGGTACAAGAAGGTCCAACTCTTGGGTGGCAAGACTGCTACACACGATGAAGAAGAAGGTCGTCCAAAGAAAATAGCAAAGTCGTAAGCCCTAGTCCTGCTTCTCCAGTGGGCACACCTCCTGGTGCGCCTGCTGGCCAAGTTGGGCCATAGGGCATTCAATATCGAAAGGGCGGGTAATACCGTCCTTTATTTATAAGGAGTAATCATCATGAAATTAGATATTAAAATTGGCGGCAAAACTAAAACGTTCGTCCAAAATGAAATCAACTTCAAGACTATGCGATTGGCGCTTGAATGGCAAGAACGGTTGGACAAACAGGTTGCTGCTACTATGGCAATGATTCAAGACAACATTGAGGATGAAACTCTATCTGAAGAAGAACGAGCTGAATTGTTTAAGCCTCAAGAAGATTTGGAGTTATCTGCTCAGCTTATTGTTTCCTTCTTCAATGATCAGTTTACATACGATGAATTCATTCAAGGGGCTTTCTTCCCTAGTGCGTCTGGTCTATATCAAATGGCTAGAGACATTTTTGAACTGGCCTTTAATCAAAAGGAAGTAGCTGAAAAAAAGTCCAAAAAAGTAAGCGCGACTGGTCGGAAGTAAGTCTCTTAACCATTATTAAACAGACTTATAAGTACCTGATGGATAAGTACAATTGGGATGCTAGTACAATCGATAAGCAGCCATTCTATCGAACCTTAGAACTCATTAACGATGAACTAGGGGCCGAGGAAGAAGTGTACTTCATAGACCAGGTATAAGATAAAGAAAGGGCGGTGACTTATGGCGGAAAATCTAGCAGGTCAATTGGTTGTTGAACTTTCCTTTGATGGGACGAAGTTTGACCGTGGGATTGCTTCAGCCAAGCGCGAACTTGCTTCTTTCGGTAAGGCAACGAGAACCAGTATTCAGATGACGAAGGACCATAGTTGGGCCATGAGTACTGGGCGTGTAGCCTTAAACAACATGAAGACTGAGTATCAAGGCATGAATGCCTTGTTGGATCAGTATAATCAACGTCAACAAACCCTGATTGAATCAGGGAAACAAAGTAGTACTGCCTTCAAGCAGAACGAACGGAATATCAATAACCTTAAGGCTGAAATGTATGCCTTAAGCCAACGGTATAGCCAATTCCAAAAACAATTGCATACAGAGAATAGCTGGGCTACCAAGATGGGGCGTGGCTTTGATTACGTGGGCAACAAGATGGTTGGTCTTGGTCGTGGCGTTAAAGAAGTCGGTAATGGTCTGACTCAATTGGGTGTGATTGCATCTGCTGCCGGTGGGTACTTCATTAAGAATGCGGTTGATTATGAATCGGGATTGGTTCAGGTCCGTAAGACTACTGGCGCATCTGCTGAACAGATGAAAGTGTTCAGTGAGCAGATTATGCAAATGGGCCGCACGATGCCAATTGCGGTTGGTGAATTAGAAAACCTCGCTTCTATTGCGGGTCAATTAGGGGTTAAGCAAGATGACTTGGCCCGATTCACCCAGGTAATGGCAAAGATTGGTACGGCTACCTCGCTATCTAGTGAGGAAGCATCCAATGCGATTGCACGGTTTACCAACGTTACAGGTACTGGGGTTGCTAATATCGAGCGTATCGGTTCGGCCTTGGTCCACTTAGGTAACAACTCTGCTACGACTGAAACAGAGATTATGTCGATGGCTAGTGCTTTGGTCGGTACATTGAATACTTTAGGGGTTAGTGAAGCTGACATTCTGGGTATCTCTGCCGCCTTGAGTTCGTTAGGTATTGCGGCTGAACGTGGGGGTTCTGCGGTTTCTAAATTCTTCGTGAATATGGCGAGTGCCGTATCTGCCGGTGGCCACAAGCTAGAGAACTTCGCTAAAGTGGCTGGCATGACGTCTGAGGAATTCAAGTCCTTGTATCAACAAAGTAGTTCTGCTGCCTTTACTGCCTTCATTGATGGGTTAGCCCGTATCAAGGCCGAGGGTGGCGATGTAGTTGATGTCTTAAACGGGATGAAAATTAAGGAAGTTCGTTTGCGTGACACCTTGCTGAAACTTGCTAATGGTAGTGAGGTGCTACATAAGTCCTTAAACTTAGCCAATGAAGCTTACAAGGAAGGGACTGCCTTAGACAAAGAGTACAATGAGCAATTGAACTCAACTAAATCTCAATGGGAAATTGCTAAGAACAACGCTTACCTATTGTCAGTTCAGATTGGTAATGCCTTATTGCCTGCAATCAATGATCTGATTAACAACTCTGATGGGCTGGTAAGTAAGGTTCAAGACTTCGCTAAGTGGTTTAGTAATTTGGATGATGCGACTAAGAAGAACATTGTATCGTTCGGTGCATTTGCCTTAGTTGGTGGCCCTGTACTCTCTATGTTTGGGTCATTGATTACGACTGGTGGTAACCTTCTTAAGATGACGGGAACCTTATTTACTGGAGTTGGTAAGCTAAGCGGTGCATTCGCCACTATGCTAGCCGGTGATATTACGGGTGGCATTGGTATGTTGGGTGCAGCATTCAACCCTGTTGTGCTAGGTGTTGCTGGTGTAACTGCAGCCCTTGCGCTTGGTTATGTTGCCTGGAAAACATGGGGTGAGGAAGCGTGGAATGCTTACACGAGGTCGAAGGAATTTCCTGACATAAGCGGTATTACTCAGAAACAAGCTGAATCACTCAGGGCTATGCGTGAGCATATCCAAGGCGTATCGGTTGAAATTGGCAATATCGGAAAAGGCATGAGCATGGACGGCCTAGCTACGAGTCTATCTGGTATTTCTGAGGAAATCAGAAAACTGAGTGACGAAAAGGTGGCTAAACTCAAAGAAAACTTCAAAGCCTTGCCTAAAGACGTGCAAGAAGCTCTGAAAGAAAGCTTTGATGCGACTGTCAAGGATATTCAAGCCAAGGCTACTGAAGCTGAGAATGCGGTTAAACGAATTCAAGAACTGCAAACAAGCGGATTGGATCCTGAAGGTGTATTGAAGCCTGAATACCAATCTGAAGTTATGGCCTTGTCTGACAAAGTAATGCGCTATTATGCTGAGACATTGGCTGAAAACGCACAACAATATGAGGAAATCTATGCAAGCTTTACTAAGAACCTAAGTCAAATGACCGAGGAAGAACTAGGGGCTAGATTCAACTACATTGATAAGGCGTTAGAATCTGAAACTACTCTGTATCAGAAACAACAAGACGCCTTATTCGCAATGAAAAAGGCTGGGAAGATTACTGAAGAACAGTACAATACCCAGATGGAAGCTATCACTAAGGCACACTTAGCTAGAAAACTTGCGTTGGAAGAAGAAAACATTCGCGCAACCCTAGAGTTGTATTTGAGAAAGAACGGTAAGACTAAAGAACAACTCATGCAGAATGAACATGAGTATGAGACTTTCCTTCAAGGGGTAGCAGAAGCTACTGGGACTACCGTTGAACAAGTTCGTAAAATCTTCGAACAAGGGCCTAATGCTGAAAAGTTTGCTGAGCCTATCAAGAACCTTATCACTTATTCCAAGGAAATGGGTGACGCGGTATCTTCCGCTATGCTCAGATGGAATAAGGCAGTCAACACGTTTGCAACTGAGAAGGGGACAACTGCTGGGTCCTTATCTACGGATCAACTAGATGAATTCATCCAGAAGGTCCACACGATGGGTCTAACATGGAATGACTTGCAACTTTTATCTAAAGATGCCCATGTTGATAGCAACGTTAAAGAATTGATTCAGAGAATCTTAGAAACTAAGACTGAATGGGACTTCCTAACGTTGGAAGAAAAACAAGCCAAGATCAAGACGGAAGGTAAGGAGCAATTCGACGCCTTACTTGAAAGTCTAGGCGTTACCTGGGAACAGATTGAGCCTAAGGTTCAAGAGCTAAAAACTAAGTATTATGGGGCAGACTTATTGGAAAACGCCTTGTATGAACTGGGCATTTGGCAAAACTTAACGCTTGAACAGAAGATTGCTGTCTTGAAGATGGAAGTACCTCATGATGACATTCAAAAGACCATTGAACAGATGGGCCTATGGAACAATGAGGAATTTAGAAGTAAGTATGCCAACATTGACACTAACGCACCTGATGCTGAGCAGCAGATGCACAACTTATTAGTTGCTTGGGGCGTCATCCCTGATAGTGATACACGCACGTTACTTACTAACACAAACGCGGACGCTACACTGACAAGTGTATCTTCATTGGCTTTCTACTGGTTGACTAGCATGTTAGGATTGTCGCCGGTTGAGGCAAAGACAAGTACTAATGCTGACGATACTAAGACTAAGTTAGAGAACTTGAAGAATGCTGCTCAGAATGCTGACAGTGAAGGTGTTGATGTTGACACTGAAACCGATGCTGAAGATACTCAAGCCAAGTTGAATCGGATGAACGATATAATCGGTGACAGTCGAGCAAATGGTGCCAATACTGTTAATGCTAGAACAGAAACAAATGCGGACGAAACGCGTGGTAAATTAAGTGGGGCAAGTGATCAGATGCACGCCACGAGGTCTAATTTCAGCCAGGGGGCAAATGCTCCATTGAGTGCTACTGACTACGCTAGCAGAGTTATTTCATCTGTTAGAAATTATTTGTGGTCGCTAGATGGACAAACGGCACACACCTATGTGTATACCCATCACCAAGATGTAGGCCGTCGACTAATGTCAGGTACTCAATATCACTACGGTGGTATGGCTATCTTGGGTGACGGTGGTAAACGTGAACCGTTCTTGACGCCTGACGGTCGGTTTGGCGTATCTCCTGACCGAGACACTCTGTATAACTTACCTATTGGTACTAAGGTATGGCCTAGCATTGGTCGGTTCATGTCTGATGCTAGCAGAAACAAGGCGCTATCACGGTTTGTTGACTTCTTGCCTAAGTATGCTGAGGGGACCAATCGTTCCTTCTTGGATGCTTTGAGTACAATTAAGATGCCTGATACATTCCAGGACAAACGTGATGCTGTTGCTGACGGTGGCAATACATTTGTATTCAACCTATCAGTTAATCCAATTGGATCTCAGCTATCCAAGAGTCAAGCTGATTCAATCATTGAACCTATCGTCAATAGTATTAACCGATTCGCTCGAAAGAACGGGCAGAACTTTGTAATCAAGGAGGGATAAGATGGCTGTTATAAGTTTGAAACCAATTAAGAAGACATATCGTCGCGGTGAAGCTGTCATCAACGGCGTCTCTCTCTACGATAGAGGAATTAAAGTATCGAAAAGACCGGCTATGACTTATCCTAGCCGGTCTGCTGATTACTACACTGTCCCTGGTAGGGATGGCTTCTATACGATAGACCATGATTCATACGGTGAACGTTCAGCATTCAACCTAGAACTATCTGTCTATGCTGCCAATGAGGAGGAAATGGAAAGCAAGCGTGCTTATTTAGCTTCTCTGATTGGGGCAAAAGTGGCATTGGAACTCTACAATCATCCTTATTCTACTTTCCTAGGGACTGTATCTGAAATGAGTAACATTGAAGAATCGGTCGCGCTAGGTAATAGTTACACGGTCACACTGACATTCAAGCTTCAGCCGTATCGTCAGGTAAGGCATGAGAGCAAGAACGTTACTGTCAATCGTGGCGATTCATTCGTTATTCCTTATGGAAAGTTAGATCTGGTACTAACATTAGACGGACCAGGTGGCGATGTGTCGTTCAGTTTTGGTGGAAACTCCTATAATTATAAAGGTGTTCCAAGTGGTAAGTTGGTTGTTGACGTTGCTGGTATGAGGTCCTATCTGAAAGAAGGATATACCGAAACCAACATGTCGCATACTAAGCTATCTAAAAAGCATTCTTATCCGAGTTACCAAAGCGGGCAGGTTATTACTTGGTCAGAAAATTATTCTGTGACGGCTGTTCTTGATTGGAGGTCGTTGTAATGATTTTTGTTTATGACAAATCTAATACGAATTTCAATACAGAAGGCAAGGGCGCTTTAGTGAATTTCACTGAGCGTCCTATTGTCACTGAACGTCCGGGGTATCTTGAGATTCGTTTCCAGTACGATATGAACGGATTGAATTCTCAATGGTTAAAGAAGGGTAATTATATTAAGGTTACTCCTAACCATACTCAAGAGGCTATTCCATTCTATATTTACTTATGTGAGCCTGATACGGTGTCTGAATTGATTGAGGTAACTGCAAGAGCAAAGACATTGCAAGATTTAATGGACCGAAGTATTCCTGAACATGAATTTGGCGGTGTTCCTTTGCAATCTGCATTAGATCAAGCTAAAGGGCTTATGACTGCTTCGTATGAAGGCCGAATGACTACGGATAATGTGAGAGTAAGTGTTAAGCAAAAGTATGAAGATGCTACTGCTTTATACATTCTATTTACAAGTGACCAATCTGTGATGAAGATTACGAGATCTGAACAAGAAATCACGTCTGCAGGTTTTGTGTTTAGGGCAACCAGGGGTAAACGTAAGGCTGCTGTTATTCGCAAAGGTGATTCACTGATGCAACACTTCAAACTGAAGTATGAGCAGACTGATGAATTCTGTACTCGAATTATTCCATTCACTACGGTGATGTCTGATTACCTTAATGAAAAAGAGGAACGTAAAACAAACAAGTCGAAAGAATATGGCACACCGATTCTATCTCCTAATGTAGATAAATTGGGGCTTCCTGTCGTAACTAGATATGTAGAATTCAAAAACGAAACATTGGATGAACGTAAGATTGTTAAAGTTAAACGAAAGCGGAAGCCAACTAAACGAAAACGCAAGACTCCTTATACAACGCCTGATACTAAGGACAAGATTCTATATCAGTATAAGTATGAAAATGTTGAAGATTTGAATGATGAAGCAGAAGACTTCTTCACGGAGCATCCAAGCGTTGCGATGGAAAAGATCACGGCTACCTTGGATATGGTGGCAATGAATGCTGCTACTGATACTTACTTTGGTTTGTATGATACGGTTGAGGTTTATTCAGAAAAATACGATATAGATGTTGAATTGCGTGTTGAAGAAGTGGAATGGGATCCGCTTGCTGAACAGGTGGTTCGAGTCAAATTCTCTAATGATTCTGAGTCGGTTAAGCAGGCTGAACAACAGTTGAATGAGGGTAAACCTTCTTCGCAAACCTTGTCTGTTCAATCGGAAGAACGTAACTTCAGTTATAACCTAGTCAACTACATTGAAGATTCAGACGGACGGCATATTATGTTCCATCTAACCGAACTGCCTAACCCTGACGATTATGAAATTGGGGATATTGTTTTCCTAGAGAGCGGTGGAAAGACTGAGATTTGGGAAAAAGAGGAAACCGGATGGGTGAGAACATTATCCGGTGATGTATCAGAGGAAGTTATGAGGGAACTTGCCAAGGCCAATGAAAGAGCGGAAGAACTTAGGAAGCAATTTGAAAAGATCAAGATTCCGGAAGGCATGACCTTGGAACAAATGGCTGACTATATCACGAAGCTAAACGAGC